CGCACCGGAGCACGAGCGCAGCGGCCATGGCTGACCTCACCGACCGACGCCTCGAGCAGATTTTCCGGGGCTGCTGCACGCGCGCGAAATTCACCGGAGCGCACCGGCGCTTCGGCTACGCCGTCGCTGCCGAGGTCGGCGCGCCGGCGCCCGAGCTCGTCGCCGCCGGGCGCCAGGCGCGCGAGGCGCTGCGTCACCTCGTCTCGGCGCTCGGCGCTGCGCGCTACATCATGCGCGACGCCGACGCGCGCGCCGAGGCGAGCCACTGGTGCCGCGCCGGCCAGGCCGCTGTCGAGGCGCTGGCCGTGACGCTGCCCCCGGCGATCGCCGTCCCCGAACCCGCCACCGAACCCGAACGGATTCCCTGATGCTTGCCGCTCTCGACCCCACCAATCCGCCCCTCGTGCGCCTGCTGTGCGTGCTGGACGCGTGCGAGAACGGGCTGCGGTTTTATGAGCTCGGAACCTCGGCCCCGCAGCTGGCGCGTGAGGTCGCCGACGCGCTCGCCGCCTTGCGCGCGATCCTCATCGCGGCCGCCGGCGCCAGCATCGACGACGAGAAACGACGGCGCCAGGCCGAGACCACGCGCCCCCAAGGCTAGGGCCGCATGCCAGGGCGCCGCCGCACCGCGCCGGCGAGCGCTCCCGCCCCGCCGCCGCCCTCCCCCCCGCCCGCGCTCGATCCGGTCGCCGACTTCGCGCACGCCGTCGGCGCCGGGCGCATCGTCGCCGGCCCGAGCGTGCGCGCCGCCTGCCGCCGGCACCTGGCCGACCTCGAGCACGCGGCCGAGCGGGGCTGGCATTTCGACCAGGCGCGCGCCGCCCGGGCGCTGCGATTCTTTCCGAAGATCCTGCGCCTGAACGGCGGCCGCTTCGAGGGGCAACCGTTCGAGCTCGCCGGCTGGCAGGCCTTCGGCGTCGGCTCGCTTTTCGGCTGGGTCGGCGCGGACGGCCGCCGGCGCTTTCGGCGTGCCTACTTCGAGACGGGCAAGGGCTCGGGCAAATCGCCCCTCGCCGCGGGAATCGGCCTGCTGATGCTCGTCGCCGACGGTGAATCACGCGCCGAGGTCTACGCCGCCGCCTCGAAAAAGGAGCAGGCGCAGGTCCTCTTTCGCGACGCCGTCGCCATGATCGAGCAGTCGCCGCCGCTGCGCGAACGGCTGCGCATCATCGGCGGATCGAACCCCTGGAACATCGTCGTCGGCGGCTCATTCTTCCGCCCGATCGCCTCGGACGAAAAGCAGAGCGGGCCGCGCCCGCATTGCGTGCTCATCGACGAACTGCACGAGCACCATGACGACACCGTCATTGAGCTCCTCGTGGCGGGCTTCAAGAGTCGCGAGCAGCCGCTGCTCGTCGCGATCACGAACGCCGGCGTCGATCGCACCTCGGTGTGCTGGCAGTACCACCAGCACGCGATCAACGTGGCCGCGGGCGTGCTCGAGGACGATCGATTTTTCTCCTTCGTCTGCGACCTGGACGCGGGCGAGGACCCGCTCGAGGACGAGGCCTGCTGGATCAAGACCAATCCGAGCCTCGGCGTGACGATCGGCCTGGACTACCTGCGCGACCAGGTGCACGCGGCGCGGCAAATGCCCGCCAAGGAATCGAAGGTCCGACGGCTGCACTTCTGCCAGTGGGTCGACGCCGCCTCCCCCTGGATTTCGGGCGAGGCCTGGCGCGCGTGCGAGCGCGAGGCCGTGCCGGACGCGCTGGCCGACTTCGCCGATCGCGACGTCATCCTCTCGGCCGACCTGTCGACCACGACCGACCTGTCGGCGCTCGCGATCGTGGCCGAGGACGAGGCTGGATGGATCGACGCGGCCGTCGAGTTCTGGACCCCCGGCGACACGCTCGCCGCGCGTGCCGAGCGCGACGTCGTCCCCTACGAACTGTGGCGCGACCAGGGCTGGCTGCACGCGCTGCCCGGCTCGACGATCGATTACGCCTCGATCGCGCGGCGCGTCGACACCATGATTCGCGCCGGCCTGCGCGTGCGCTCCTTCGTGTTCGACCGCTACCGCATGCCCTTTCTGCGCCGCGAGTTCGAGGCGCTCGGCCTGGCGCTGCCGCTGCTCGAGCACCCGCAGGGCTTCGTCAAAGTCAAGTCGACGGCGCTCTGGATGCCGCAATCGATCAACGAGCTAGAAACGGCCGTGCTCGAAGGCACGCTGCGGGTTGCCCGAAACCCCGTGCTCACCTGGAACAGCGCGAGCGCCGTCGTCGTGAAAGACGAGCAGGAGTCGCGCGTCTTTTCAAAGCGCCGTTCGACCGGGCGCATTGACGGCGTCGTCGCGCTCGCCATGGCCGTGGGCGCGCTCAAGGCGCCGGCCGAGATGCTCGACGTCGAGACCTGGATTGCATAAAGCTTTAAATACATACTGATTCGGTGCGCTGATGGAACAATCTGTTCATCAGTGGCGCTAATCCGCGCATAATCGCGTGCGCATGACGACCGCAACCCGTCAGCGTCCTGGACTGGACGAGCGTAAAACCGGCCCGGCGCCCTCCCCGCGTCCTGGCGACGGTGGCCTTTCTCCTCGGAGGCCCGCCGATGCCGTTCCCTCTCCCCCCGGCGCACGCGCGCCCCGCTGACGTCATCCGCCGCGACGCGAGCAGCGTTCGCACCGTCCGCAAGGCCGCCGGCCCCGAGCTCGTCACCCGCGCCGCCGGCTCGGGCGGCTATCGCTTCGTCATCTCGACCGAGTCGCGCGACCTGATGGGCGACGTCGTCGTGCAGGCCGGACGCGAGGACGCGTCCGAGCGCATCCCGGCCCAGGTCGACCATTCCGGCGCCATGCGCGACCTCGTCGGCCACTGGGCAAATATCCAGACCAAGGGCGTGCGCACGTTCGCCGACCTCGTGCTGCTGGCGCCCGGCCTGTCAAAGACGGCCGACATGGTGCGCGCCCTCCTCGACGCGGGCGTGCGCATGGCGAGCTCGATCGGGTTCACCTCGATCAAGCGCGAATGGATCCGCGAGCCGGACACCGACCAGGGGCAGATCACCGGGATCCGGTTCCTGCGCTGGAAGCTCCTCGAGGCCTCGATCGTCGTCGTGCCGGCCAACCCCGAGGCGCTGTCGACGGCCAAGTCTTTCCTGCCGGCCGAGGCGCGCGCCGGGCTCGACGAGTTCGTTCGAGCGCATGCGCGCCGCATCCCCTCGCCCTCCCGTGCGGCTGCTGCCGCGGGCAACCCACTGGAGTCCCGCACCATGACCATCGCTGAACGCATCGCCGAAGCGCGGCGCCTGCTCACCGAGCAGCGCAGCGCCCTCACCTCTGCCCGTGAACGCCTGGCCGAGGACCAAGACGACGACGAGCTCGTCGCCGAGGTCGAGCGCCTGGCCGACGAGCAGGCCCGCACCGAGCGCACGCTGCGCGCCCTCGGCGACGCCGAGAACCAGAGCGCCGCCGGCGCCATGCCCGCCGGGGCCGTTCGCTCGAGCGGCGCGCGCGCCGTCGTGCGCATGGGCGAGGGCGATGTGATCGACGTCGAATCGCGCCCCATCGCGCGCGCGCAGGCGCCCGCGTTCCTGCGCCGGCGCACGGTGGCCGAAGTCTCGCCGGCCGACCTGCTCGTGCGCTCGGCGCTCGTCGCGATCGAATCGCACATCACGCGCCGGCCCGTGGCCCAACTCCTCGAGGAGCGCTATCGCGAGCACGAGGAGACCCGAACCGTCGCCATGCTCGTCGTGCGCGCCGCGCAGAATCCGGCCATGACGAACGTGCCGGGATGGGCGCAGGAGCTCGTGCGGGAATCCTTCGGCGCGTTCATGGATCTCCTCGCGACGTCCAACTCGATCGTGCCGCGCCTGCCGCTGCAGCGCTTCGAGTTCAACGCGTACGGCAAGATCACGATTCCCTCGCGCAAACGCACCTCGACGCCGCCGAACCTGGCCGCCGCGTTCCGGGCCGAGGGCGCGCCGATCCGCGTCGGCGCCATGACGCTGCAGTCCGCGGCGCTGACGCCCAAGTCGATGGCCGTGATCGGCACCTACACGAACGAACTGTTCGAGCGTTCGACGCCCAACATCGAAACCGTGATCCGCGAAGGCATGATCATGGACACGAATGAAGTGCTCGACGCGATCTTTGCCTCGACCCTGCCGGCCGGTCCGGGCCCGGCCGGAATCTACGCCGGCGTCGTCGCGCCGAACACGGCCGCCTCGCTCGGCACGACCCCCGACAAGATCCTGGCCGACGGCAAGGCGCGCATTGCGCAAATGCTCGGTTCGCGCTACGGCCGCCGGCCGGTCTGGATCATGCACGAGGTCCGCTGGCTGGCGCTGAAGGCCGCACAGAATGCCATGGGCGGGCTCGCCTTCCCCGAGACCGCAAACGGCCTCTGGATGGGCTATCCCGTCTATGCATCGCTCGACGTCCAGACGGACGTCGTCGGCCTGATCGATGCCTCGGCGGTCGCCTTCGCCGGCGGCGCGCCGCAGTTCGCGGGCACCGACGTCGCCACGATCCACGAGGAGTCCGTCGCGCCGCTGCCGATCATCGGGGGCACCGCCGGCACGCCCGTCGAGGCCTTCCCGACCCGTTCGCTTTTCCAGACCAATTCGGCCGCGCTGCGCTCGATCTGGGAGATCGATTGGAACGTCCTCCCCGGCCCGACCTCGGGCGCCGTGCAGACGATCACGGCCGTGGCCTGGTAGGGATGCCGGCGGCTTTTTCCGTTACTCCTCCTCGCAGTTGCCATACAGCCTGGAGACCTCGGGCCCGCGTGCGGTTTCTCCCCCTCCCGACCCGATCGCGCACGCGGGCCGCTTTTTCTTTCGTGAGGAGTCCCCCCACCATGCCGACCACCGTCTGGGCCCCTGATCCCCTGCCCGAGCTCGAGGGACGCGTCGGCCTCGTCCAGATCGACGACGCGCTGGCCGAGACCCTGCTCGCGGCCGACCGGGTGCAGAACCCGGCCATCGGCGCGTTCGCCTTGCGCAACCCGTCGGGCACGGCCGCGCCCGCGCTCGAGGGCGAGCCGGACGCGGGCACCTACGGCACGCGCGAGATGACGTCGGCCCGCGCGCCGAAGCGCGCCAAGTCGACAAAGGCGACGGACGAATGAGCTCGACCGAGAACGCCGTCGCGCCGAGCCGTCCGACCTGGCTCGCGCGCCTGGCGCGCGCGGCCGCGACGACGCTCGCGCGCTCGTGGCCGTTCTCGCTCGCCGGGCCGGCCGAGGGGTCCTGGCGCGGCCCCTTTTTCGGCATCGGCGAGCAGGGCCATACGTTCGAGCTCGGCCCGCTCGAGGACGGCTGGCAGCGCAACCTGAGCGTCGTCGGCTCGCCCGAGGCGCGATTCATCCCCGCGGCCTACGCCTGCGTGATGGCGAACGCGCGCGGCATCTCGCAGTGCTACCCCGCGCACAAGCGCCGCGACGCCGCCGGGCGCATTGAGACGGTCACGACCTCGGCCGCGGCGCGCGTGCTGCGCAAACCCAACGGCGTGGAGACCTGGCCGCAGTTCATCCTGAACCTGGTCTGTGATCTGCAGTTCGACGGCAATGCCATGGCCGTGGGCGTGCGCAACGGCCGCACCGAGCTCGAGTCGCTCTGGCGCATGCCGCGCACGGCCTGCGCGCCGATGGTGGGCGTGGACGGCTCCGTTTTCTACAGCGTCGGCGTCAACGACTTGAACCCCGACGCCACCGAGATGATGGCGCCCGCCAGCGATGTGCTGCACTTGCGCATGTACTGCCCGCGGCACCCGCTGCTCGGCGAATCGCCGATCACGGCCGCGGCCATGGCCGCGGGCATCAACGTCGCCTTGTCGCGCTCGCAGCTGGCCTTTTTCTCGAACATGAACCGCCCCTCGGGCGTGCTGTCGACCGAGCATCCCCTGACGTCCTCGGACATTGAAACGCTGCAGATCAAGATGGCCGAGGCCTCGAAACGCTGGGCGATGGGCGGAATGCCCATCCTGTCGCGGGGGCTCAAGTTCCAACCCCTGTCGATCTCGAGCGTCGATGCGCAGCTGATCGAGGCGCAGCGGCTCTCGATCGAGGACATTGCGCGCGTCTACGGGGTGCCGCTGCCCGTGATTGGCGACCTGTCCAAGGCGACCCTGCAAAACGTCGAGCAGCTGGCCGGGCTGTGGCTCGCGATCGGCCTGGGCGCGCTGCTCGAGAACCTCGAGCGCTCGCTCGATGCCCTGTTCGACCTGCCGGCCGACGAATGGATCGAGCTCGACACCGCGGCGCTGCTGCGCACCGACTTTCTGGCGCGCGTGGAGGGGCTGACGAAGGCAATCCAGGGCGGGCTCATGTCGCCGAACGAGGCGCGCGCGCGCGAGTCGCTCTCGCCCGTCGCGCACGGCGACACGGTCTACGTGCAGCAGCAAATGGTGCCGCTCGGGGGCCGCCCCCCCGCGCCGGCGCCCGCCCCCGGCGCCACGCCGCCCGCCGATCCGGCGGCCAGCGATCCGGCGGCCAACGACCCGAACGGCGGCGCCGCGGCCGACGGCACCGAACCCCCGCCGAACGCGCCCCCGCCCGATCCGGGCACCAGGCAGCACGTGCCGCTGCGCGACGAGCTCGAGGTCGAGATCGCGCGCGTCGTGCGCACCCTCACCGATGACGAGGCGCTGGCGCTGCTGCGCGCCTCCGTCACCGAAACCGAGCACGCGATCGCGCGCGCCAAGGTCGGAGCATTGATGCCATGAACGACGCGGCCGATTTCCTGCACCTGATCGGCGTCTACGTGCGCGAGGAGATCGGCCGGCTTAACCTTCCGCCCGGCGAGCGCGGCGACCGCGGCGAGCCGGGGCCGCCCGGCGATGCCGGCCCCCCGGGGGAACCCGGCGCGCCCGGCGAGCGCGGCGAGCGTGGCGCCGACGGCGCCGGCGTCGAGGCGCCGGCCTGGGTGGCGGGGCTGATCTGCCGCGAGGGCGCGACGGTGCAGCATTTCATCGGCCAGACCTTCCGCGCGCGGCGCGACACGGCCGAGGAGCCGGGCTCGGGTGACGCCTGGGAGCGTCTGGGCCGCGGCGGTTTCCGCCTCGCCCCCCCCTGGGTCGAGGGCGCCACCTACGACGACGGCGACCTGTTCGTGCGCGACTTCGGGCTGTTCCTGCAGTGGAACGGCGAGGCCGCGCTGCTCGTGGGCCGCGGGCCGCGGGGCGAGCGCGGGATCCGGGGCGAGCGCGGCGAGCCAGGCCGCGCCGGGCGCGACGGGGCCACGCTCGCCGGCGTGGAACTGCGCGACACCCACCTCGTCGTGACCTGGCGCGAGGGCGGATCGGCGACGCTGCGCGAGGCCGGCGCCGACTTCGCACCCTTTCTTGCGCAGGCCGTCGAGCGCTGCACGCGCGCCGCCGAGGAGGCCGGGCGCGCCGTCGCCGCGCTGCCGGTCGGCGCCGTCGTCGCCTCGCCCCTGCCCGAGGACGTCTGGGCGCGCCTGCGGGGCCGCGAGGCCTCGAAATGGGTCGCCTGCGACGGCCGCGCGCTGCCCGTGGGCACCCGCTACGGGGCCGCGGCGCAGACGACCAGCGCGCCGGCGCTGAACAGCGCGCCGGGCGTGCCGGGGCTGCGGCATTACCTGCGCGTCGACTGACCGGGGAGCGCACCCACCATGCCCGACTCCATCGATCGTGACGCGCTGCCCGCCGGCCTGCTCGCGCTCGCGAAGGCCCAGGCGCGCGTCGACCACGACGCCGATGACCTGCTGCTGACCGAGCAACTCGCGCAGGCGATCGACGACGTCGAGCGGCTCACGAATGCGACCCTGTTCGAGCGCGTGCTCTCGGTCGACTCGCGCGACCTGGTCACGCCGCCGCTGTGGTCCTGGGCGCTCTCGGGCTCGGGCAATTGGATCGGCCTGCCGTTCAACAACGTGACCGCGCTCGTCGCCGTCGACGCGGACGGCCTGGACGTCTCGGCGGGCTACCGCATTCGCCAGGCCGACCTCGGGGGCGTGGGGACGGCCTGGCTGCAGGGCCCGAGCGTCGTCGCGACGCTGCCTGTCGTCTTCACGTTCACGGCGGGACTGGCGACGCCGAGCGCGATCGCGCCGGCGCTGCGCCGGCTCATCCTGCGCCGGGCCGCGGCGCTCTACGAATACCGCGAGGCCGCGCTGCCGCTGTCGGATTCCGACCTGGCCGGCGAGCCGTCGCTCTGGAGGCCCGACCTATGAAAGCCGGCCTGATGCGCCGTCGCATTCGGCTCGAGCGGCCGACGACGCTCGCCGACGACTTCGGCGCGCCGGTCAAGTCCTGGGCGCTCGTGGCCGAAGTGCACGCGGCCGTCGATTCGGTCTCGGGCCGCGAATACTTCGCCGCCGATCGCGAGCTCGCCGACGCCACGTGGCGAATCACGCTGCGTGCGCTGCCGGACACGCTGCCCGAGCCGGACTGGCGCGTCGTCGATGTGGACAACGGCCAGATTTTCGACGTCCGCGCCGTCCTGCCCTCGCACGAGCGCGCCGCGCTCACCCTCGCCGCCTCGTGCGGCTCGTCCGAACCCTGAACCCCGCCCGCCTGAGGAGTCCGCACCATGGCAAAAGTCAAGTCTGCCGCGCAGCTGTATCTGACCCCGACCGGGCTCGACCCGACCGATCCGGCGCTGGCGCTGACGCTGACCGGGATCAGCGCCGCAGCGCCGGCCGTGGCCGTGGCGACGGCCCCGCTCGATGCGGGTTTCATCGAGGGCACGATCGCGCTGCTGCGCGACACGACCGCCGAGGACCTCGACGGCTACGGCTGGCGCGCCTCGAACCCGACCGGCTCGAGCTTCGCGCTCGACGACTCCGACCGCACCGGCGACCAGGCGACGACCGGGGGCACGTATCAGCCGTTCATCGTCGGCGAGGACCTGATCCACGCTTGCGTCGCGCAGGTCACGGTCACCGGCCAGGCGCCCGACTCGATCAGCATGGACGATATGTGTGGCACCTCGACCGTGCTCGGCGACGCGAAGCCGCCGACGTTCACGTTCACGGGCTGGGTCGACAAGGAATCCCTGGGTTTCCGCAACCTGATGCAGGCCTCGCTCGAGAGTCCGAAGCAGCCGCGCTATCTGCTGATCGACTATGGCGAGCCGGCCGGCTACATCTTCGGGCCGGTCGAGGTCGGCGAAATCACGATCACCGCGGCCACGAGCGCCGGCCTGCAGTTCTCGGGTTCGGGCGTCTTCACTGAAGTCCCGACCTATTCCTGGGCGCTCGGCGCCGTGACGGCCTGACGGCGAGCGCGCGGCCATGCCCTACGCCCCCGCCCGCCGCCTGGTACACGATGCGCCGCGCCTGGCCGCACACTTCGCCGGCGCCCGGCTCGAGCTCGTCGAGCTCACGTTCGGGCCGCAGTTCGAGATTGCGGTCGGCGTGCGCACGCGCGGCGACCATCCCGGCCTGGCGATGCTCGCGCGTGCGCTGCACATCGACGGCGAGCCGCTCGGGCTGGACGGCCTGCGGGCGCTCCCCGGGTTCCTCGGCGCGGAGTTAAACGCGTTGATGCTCGAGACCGTGCGCATGCACGCCGACCCCCTCGAGGACGACGTCCCCGCGGCCGAGGCGAGCGCGAACGATGCGACCGCGGAGGGCGCGCCGCCGGGGGAATCGCGGACGAGGTCGGCATGAGGCGCGCGCATGCCGGGCTCGTCTTCTCGCTGGCCGCGCGCCTGGGCCGCACGGCCGCCGAAGTCGAGGCGCTGTCCACGCGCGAAGTGCGCGGCTGGCTCGCACACTTCCGCCGCGCCGCGCACGACGCCGACGAGGCCGGCGGCTTCGACGCCGACGCGCTCGATCCGCGCAGCGTCGACCGCGCCACGCTGCGCGCTGCGTTCCACCATTGAAAACCGCCGCCATGCTTGCCGAGCGCCCGCCCCTCGATCCGCCGCCCGCAACCTCCGAGCAGGACCTCGTCTCCATGCTCGCGCTCGCGCTGGCGCCGGTGCCGGTCTGGTGGGGCTATGCGCCGGCCGAGGAGGTCGAGAAACCACCCTCCCTGCCGCTCGTCGTCGTCGTGCGCACCTCGGCCGTTGTGCGCACCGACTGGGCCGATATGTGTGAGGAGGACGACGCCGCCCCGATCCCGGCCGACGTCACCCTGCAGGTTCGGGTCTGGCATCCCGAGTACAGTGCGGCGCGCGCGCTCCAGGCGAGCGTGCGCGCGACGCTGCGCGCGCTCCAGGGATGGGCCGTGCAAAGCGAGTTCGACGCCCGCGACGCAGACCTGCGCGCCTGGGCGATCTCCTCGGATTGGCTGGCCGTCGCGACGGTGCTGGAATGATCGGGGGCCGGCCGTGGCGCTCGTGATTCCCGCCCGCAAAACGATCGACCTCGGGGGCGGCCAGGTCGGCGCGCGCGAGTCGCTCGCCCGCGAGATCGCGCTGCAGTCGCTCGAGGACGTTCGCACGATGCTGCGAACGATCACGATCACCGAGACGGCCCAGCAAATCCGGCTCGGCAACCCGCCGAACCTGACCGAGGTCGACGGCCAGGCCGCGAAGCCGGTCACCGCCGCCGAAAAGCGGACCGTCGTGATCTTCGGCGCGACGCTCGCCGCCGCCGCAATGCGGCTCGTCGAGTCGGCGCTCGCCGCTGCGATCGCGAAAACCACGACCGCGCGCTCCGGGGGCCTGGGCGATATCACGGGCCATTGGCAATGGCTGCTGATCACGAAGGCCGGCGTGCGGCGCGTCTCGAGCGCGAACCCGCCCGCGGCGCTCACGATCTCCGATCGGCTCGTGCTGCAGCCGCGCGACGTCCCCTATGCGGCCAATGTGAATCAGGCCGTGGACGGCGTGCTGAATCGGGGCGGCAAGACGCTCGTCGGCACGGCCGGGGGACTGAAGCGCCGGCGGCGCGTCAAGCGCGCGGGCGCCAAGGGCAAGGGCTCGGCCGTCGGGTTCCTCGAGGCCGCGACGGCGTCGCTCAAGAGTCGCACCGACTTTCGTCAATTCGCGGTCTATGCCGCGTTCTCGCTCACCCACAAGGTCCCCGGCGAGCGCTCGAAAAAGCAGGGCTCCCCCATGATCGTGATTCGTCCGCGCCGGCGTGGCGCGCTGCGGGGCTGATGCCATGGCCGACGCGATCGAGCGCCTGTATCGCCTGAGCGTCGACGCGACGCAGGCCGTCTCGCAGATCACCAAGCTGAACACGAACGTCGACAAGTTTGCCTCCAGCCTGGCGACGATCGGCAAGACCATCGGCGGCGCGCTCGCGCTCGACTACGTCGTCGACAAGTTCTCGGCCGTCGTCGATGGCATGGACGACATTGTTAAGGCCTCGCAGCGCGTGGGGGTCTCGGCCGAGAACCTGCAGGCGCTGCGCTACGCCGCCGAGGCCTCGGGCGCCAGCGCCGACACGCTCGACAAAGGCCTCGAGCGGCTCGGCGCGAACCTGCAAGACGTCGAGGCCGGCACGACCGACGCGGCCCGGGCGCTGAAAGCGTTCGGCGTCACCAGCACCGACACGACCGAGAGCGCGTTTGCGAAAATCTCGGCCGGCTTTGCGAAGCTTCCCGACGGCGCGCAGAAGACGGCCGCGGCGATGAACATTTTCGGCAAGGCCGGCGCCGAGTTGATTCCGACGCTCAACGCCGGCGCCGACGGCCTGGCCGCGTTCTCTGAGGAGGCGCAGTCGCTCGGGCTCGTGCTCTCGACCTCGACGCTCAAGGCCGCCGAAGCGTTCAACGATCAGTTGGACATGCTCGGCAACATGAGCAAGGCCAGCGCGCAGCAGTTCGCCGCCGGCCTGCTGCCCGCGCTGCAGACGATCACGACGGCGCTGATCGATGCGAAAAAGGGCGGCGACGGCTTCCAGTCCTGGGGCGAGCGTGTCGGCGACGTCCTCGTCGACGTCGCAAAGTTTGCGATCCTGGTGGCGACCGGCTTCGAGAAAGTCGGCGAGACGCTCGGCGCCGTCGCCGCCGGCCTGGCCGATCCGTTCCACGCGCGCGCGATCTTCGACGCCCTCGGCGAGGAGCTCGACCGGCTCAACGACAAGGCCGCCGCGACGATGGAGGACCTCGACGCGCGGCTGCAGAAGTTCAAGGATGGTCAGAAGGCCTTCGTCGGGCCGCCGGCGCCGCCGACCGAGCCGATTGCGAAACTCGTGATTGCCACGGGCAAGCTGACCGAGGCGCAGCAGCACGCCGCCGACATGATGAAGGTCTACACGGCCGCGGCCGCCGCGAACGCGACCGAGGACGAGCGCGCCGCGAAGGCCGCCGACGAGCGCGCGAAGTCGACGAAGGCCGTCGACGACGCGCTGCACGCCTCGGCGCGCGGCCAGGAGGAGGCGACGAAAAACGCCGAGGACGCGTTCGACACCGAGCAGAAACGGCTCGCGCTGCTGGACGGCTACACGAAGATGCTCGAGACGGGCGACGAGTGGCAGCAGAAATTCGCCGCCTCGCAAATCCTGCTGCTCGATCCGCCCAAGAAAATGGCCGACGCGATCGCGCAGACGACCACCGAAATCGATGTGCTGACCGACGGGTTCAAGCACTTTTTCGACAACCTGGCGCACGGCACGGCCGACGCGCTGGACCTGTTCAAGTCGATGGTCCAGTCGATCATTGCCGAGCTACTGAAACTCTGGGCGCAGAAATACATCATTGAGTTTTTCTTCCCCAAGGCCCGCGCCACCCCGGCGCCCGCGTCCGGCACGGGCGGGCTGTTCGCCGCCGGCGGCGCGTTCGACGCGGGCCGCGTGATCCCGTTCGCGACCGGGGGCGTGATCGGCTCGCCGACCCTGTTTCGCATGGCGGGGCGCAGCCTCGGCCTGGCCGGCGAGGCCGGCCCCGAGGCGATCCTGCCGCTGCAGCGCACGGGCGACGGCGCGCTCGGCGTGCGGGGCATGGTGCCGGCCATGAACGTGGCGATCCACAACCACACCGACGCGGCCGTCTCCGCGCGGCGCAACAACGCGGGCGACCTGGAGGTGATCATCGAGCAGACCCGCAAGGCGATCGCGGCCGACTTCCGCCGCGGGGGCACCGACGTCGCGCGCGCGGCCGAGGCCGCCTATCGGCTCTCGCGCGGCGCCGCGGCGCCGTTCTGAAACCGAATGGCCACGGGACAACCCTGACATGCCCTCGACCGGCGTCTCGATCGATCTCGCACGCGCCTGGGCGAGCGCGCCCGCCGGCGTCGACCTGTGGCCGACGCTGACGCTCGAGCACCCCCTTTGGGCCGCGCCCTACTACCTGACCTCGGCGCCGCAGCCTTTCACGGTCACCCTCGAGACGGGCCCCTTGGTCACGTTCACGCCGTTTCCGTTTTCCGTCGTGCTGCCCACCGTCGACGGTGCCGGCCAGCAAGACCTGCAGGTCACGCTCACGAACGCCGACCCCCTCATCGCCGACGCCGTGCAGCGCGCGCACGCCGACCCGACGCAGCGCATCGTCGCGACCTATCGCCTGTACCTGTCCACGCTCGGCGTGACGCAACCGCCGCAGTCGCCGCCGCTGAAACTCGCGTTCGACTCCGTCCAGATCACCGAGGAGGCCGTCGCCGGGATTGCGGGGCGATCCAACACGCTGAACCGGCGCTTTCCCGGGGTCTGGTACGACGTCGCACACTTTCCGGGGCTCGATCGATGACGCACCCTCGCCTGATCGACTGGCGCCAGATCGAGGCCGTGCTGCGCGACCTGCCCGGCCAGCCCTTCCGGCGCGGCGCGCGCGGCCCCGACGCGTTCGACTGCTGGGGGCTCGTGCTCGAGGTCCGGCGCCGGCTTGACCTGGCGCTGCCGCCCGATTTTGCGAGCGGGGAATTGACGCGGGAAAACTTGCGCGACCTGTTCCACGCCGAGCGGCCCGCGGGCTGGCGCCGCATCGAGCCGGCGCTCGGCGCGATCGTGCTCGCCAACGACGCGACGCATGCGGGTGTGCTCGTCTCCAATCGCGTGCTGCACACGCAGGCGCGCGCCGGCGTCGTGGCCTGGACGCTCGGACACTGGGCTGCCAATTTCGGCGGGCTCGAGTGCTGGGAGCGTGCGGGGCCGGGGGGCTGATCCGATGGCCGACGTCGTCGTCCTGTTGAACCCGCTCGACGTCTCGCGCCGCCGGCGCTGGTCGGTCGCCACCGGCGAGCCGCTGCTCGCCTGGCTCGAGTCGCACGAGCCGGCCGTCGGCGCGCTCGAGCGCCAGGTCTACGTCAACGGCACCCCCTGCACCGATCCGACCTATCGCACGCACGAGCGCGACGAGATCCTCGTCGCCTTCGCGCCGGGCGTGGGCGTGCCCATCGGCGTCTTTGTGCTTAATTCGCTCATCTCGATGGCGATTTCGTTCGTCGTCTCGAAGATATTCGCCCCCTCGCAGCCGACCGCGGCCGACACGCCGCAACCCTCGCAGGTCTACGGCATCGCGCCGCCGCGCAACACGGTGCGGCTTGGCCAACCCATCCCGGCCATCTACGGCAGCGTCATTGCGCAGCCGGATTTCGCCGCGCAGCCGTACGTGATCTTCGACGGCAATGACCAGTTCCTGCACGCGCTGCTGTGCATTGGCCTGGGCGACTACGATGTGACCGAGCTCCTCCTCGGGCAGACCTCGGCCTCGACCCTCGTCGACGTCGTGCAGTGGTCGGTCTACCTGCCCGCGGCGCACGGCAGCGCGTTCGGCGTGATCGAGGGCGCGTTCGGCGTGCGCGAAAACGTCGTGACGTCGCCGGCCGTGGGCGACCAGGAGCTCGTCGCGCCCAACGCCGGCGGCGCCCTCATCCCCTCGACCTGGTATTGGGCGCTGTCGGGCGTGGCCGCCTCACACAGCGATCCGGGCGGGCTCGACCTGACGCTGTCGCCGACCGTCTCGGGCAAGCTCGCGAAGCTCGCGACGGTGGCCGGCCCGACGCCGGCGCTCGGCACGGCAGTTTTCTGCAAGCTCGGGTTCGACGGCTCGACCTACACCTCGGGCACCTACACGGCCGCGGCCTACACGCCGGACCAGCAGACGGCGCCCGGCGCCCTCATCCCGCCGCCGAGCTACTCGCAGGCCGGCCAGGCGAAATGGCTCGGCTACTTCTCGACCTGCAAGCCCGGCCAGCACGGCTCCCTGCTCGAGCTCGATTTCGTCTTTCCGGGCGGGCTGTACACGGGCGACGCGTCGGGCAATCTGAACAATTGCACGGTGAACGTGACGGTGGAGGCGCAGCCGATCGACGCGAACGGCAACAACGCCGGCGCGCTGCAGACCTTCGTCGAGACGTTCACGCAAAAGGACAACACGCCGCAGCGATTCACGCGCGCGCACCCCGTCCCCTCGGGCCGCTACAAGGTGCGCGCGCAGCGCACGAGCGCGGCCGATTTGAAGGTCACGACCTCGGACCATGTCACCTGGTCGGGGCTCAAGTTCCAACTCGACCCGCCCCCCGTGGGCACCGTCGTCTATGGCAACGTCACCCTCGTGGCGGTCAAGATGCGCGCCACCAACGGGGTGGCCGCCGACGCCGCTGGCAGCATGCGCTTTCGGGTCACGCGCCGGCTGCCGCCGCTCGGAACCGGCGCCGCTGCGGCCACGCGCAACCCCGCCGACGCCTTCGTCGATGTGCTCTGCGCCGCCTACGGGGGGGCGCGCCCGGTCAACGCCGACGAGCTCGACCTCGTCGAATTGACTGCGAGCCGCTCGGCCTGGGCGACGCATGACGGCTTCAATGCGATTTTCGACCAGGCCTCGACCGTCTGGGAGGCGCTCGGTCTGGCCGTGCAGACGGTGCACGCGGCGCCGCTGCCCGTGGGCTCTCGCATGTCGCTGATCCACGACGGCGCGCAGACCGTGCGCGCGCAAGTGTTCACCGACGCGAACATCGTCGCGGGCTCGCTCCAGGCCACGATGCAATTCGACACGACGGGCACGCCCGCGGGAATCCGCGTGAACTATCGCGACCCGCTCTCGTTCTCGGCCGTCGCGCTGCTCAACCCGCCCGACGCACCCGACTTCACGACGGTGAACCTGTTCGGCTGCACCTCGGCGAGCGTGGCCGCCGAGCATGCGGCGCTGCTGGCCGCGAAGCGAAGCAAGCAACGCGCGCAGATCGCCTTTTCGACCGAGCTCGAGGGGCTCAACGTGTTGCCCGGCGACCGCATCGGCGTGCAGGCCGACCTCGTCAAATGGGCGCAGGGCGCGCGCGTGGAGGCCGTCGCCGGCAATACGCTCACGCTCGACACGGTGCTCGTCTGGACGGCCAGCGCCACGCATGCGGTCCTGCTGCGCGACGCCGCCGGCGTGCCGACGCGCGTCGTCGGGGTGACGCCGGGCGCCCGAGCGAACGAGCTCGTGCTGCCCGCCGCGCCCCCCTTCGCGATCACCGGCGCGAACGCGACGCAGGAGGCGACCGCGCTCGCCTTCGGCGTCGTCGGCGCCGAGATCACCGACTGGACGGTATCCAAGGTCACCCCGAACGGCGCTACGGTCACGCTCGAGTGCGTGAACTACGACGCCTCGATCTACGCCAGCGCCGCCGCGTTCACGCACGCGCCGATCGATGCTGCGCAGGAGGTCCTCGCATGAGCACGCCCTACCCGTCGACGCTGCCCTGCGTCTCGCGCATCGAAGGCCATTCAGCCACCCTGTCAACGGGCGTCGTGCGTACACCCATGGAAGCGGGCAACACGCGCCAGCGCCGCTCGCAGCGCGTGCTGCCGCACCAGCTGGCGCTCGTCTTCGTAATGCCGCAAGAGATTTATGCGACCTGGCTCGCGTGGGTCAACGCACACGCGTTCGACGAGTTCATCGACATGCCGCTGCCGGGCCTGCTCGCCTCGCGCGTACTCGCCGACACGACGCCCACGCCCGTGCGCTTTATCTCCGACATTCAAAGCGAGTTGCTGCCCGTGCATCGGCTGTGGTACTGGCGCTGTCGGGTGCAGGCCGAATGGTTGCCGATGGCGGGCGACCTGGCGCTCATCGCTTCCGGCCAGTGGATTGTCGCGGGCACGCCGGTGCAGCCCTCGGCGCCCGACCGCATCCTCGCCGGGCGCGCCTCCGCGCCCTCGAACGCGGGCACGGTGGCCGGCGGCACGCCGCAGGCGCCATCCGGTTGGATCTGATTCCCGTCTACCCCCCCCTTGAGGCCCTCACCATGACCGACACTCTCGCGCGCATGCGCCAGATCCTGGGCACGACCGCCGAATGGGCGGCCAACGACTTGACGCTCGGCGACGGCGAACTCGCCGCGGAGCACCTGGCGGACGGCACCTTCTCGCTGCGCCTGGGCGACGGCTCGAGCCGGTTCTCGCAACTGCCGCCGCTGGGCGCGGTGGCCTCCACCGTCATCATCGGCGACGGGGTGACCGACCGCACGGCGGCGATCTACGCCGCCAACCAGGCCGGCAAGCCGATCACGATCTCAGGCATTGCCCACGTGGCGGGCCCGATCACCATCACGGTGCCCATCACCGACACGCGCGCGCAGATCTTCACCTACGCCTCGGATGTGCGCATCGACAACGGCCAGGCCGTGCGCCCCGAGTGGTTCGGCCCCGTCAACGGCCGCGCCGGGCTCGTGCGGCGCGCGGTCGACGCGCAGGTCAAGGGCGTCATAGCGCTGTCGGTGGCGATCTACCTGTCCGGGTACGACACGGCTACTGCCGCCATGTTCCAGAACCGCGGCGGCACGCCGGGGCTCGACTACATGGTCAAGCCCAACATCAAGATTCAGGGTGCGCAGCTGCCGCGCTACGCCGACGACAACTCCGCCCTCATCAATGGCTCGGTGATCCAGGGCACGCTCTACGTGTCCTCCGAGTGTCACGGATTCGGCCTGGATGAGGTCGGCATCGACGCGGGCTCGGCCGTCTGCGCCTCGCTGTACGGCGGCGCCGATCACGACGGGTGCTGCTTCCTGCAGTGCAACAAGCTCACCCCCATCTACGGCCACGGGATCACGATCGGTCGCGTACGGGGTCTCTGCTCGGGCGACTCGAGCCAGGCGCATGCCTGCCTATTCGAGGCGATCGACGGCGGCTCGATCGGCAATGCCGAGGGTCGCTACGCGCTGCACGGCGTCGCGATCAAGTCCATGCACCTGGTCTGTGGCACGCTCTCGGGGAGCTTGAACCATGGTGAAGACATCATCTTCAAGTCCGACGACTACGCCAACCTGGCGAGCGTCGAGGTCGACAAGTGCTTTTGCCAGGGGCGCACGGCCGGCGATGCGGGCTACGGGGTCTACATCCTGGCCTCGGCTGCGAGCGGGGGCACGGTGTCGATCGGGCAAATCGTGGCCGAGCGCAAGGCGATCGGCCTGGGCATGTCGGCCAATGCATCGCTCGCGCTGGCGGACCTGAACGTCGGCGAGCTCATCACGCAATCCTGCCCGACCGGCTGGTCGCTGGGCGGCGCCGGGCTGGCGCGCATCCATGTCGGGCGCGCCCTCATCAACGCGACGACGAACGGGGTCTTGGTCGACGTCAGCGTGACGGCGCGCACCGTGGGCGTTGGATCGTTGTCCGTCAACAGCGCCACCCGCGGCATCGACGCCTCGGGGAAATTGCGCGTGGGCACGCTGTACGTGGACAACGCCTCGGCCTTCGCGCTGTACCACCGCTCGGCCGCCGCACGGGTCTTCCTCGACGGCGGGGCACAGATCGACCGCTCGGTGTTCTGGGCGGCCGATCCGGCCCTCATCAACAGTTGGGTCAACTTGGCCGGCGGCTCGGCGCCTTTCTCGCTCACGCTCAACGCGGGTCGCGTCGTGATGGGCGGGCGTATCAAGGCGGGCACCGCGGCGACAATCTGCAACGTGGCGACACTGCTCGCGCCTGCTGCGGCGTTGAGCTTCCCCTGCGTGGCGTACAACGGCTCGGTCTACGCGATCGTCGAGGTGGCAATCTCGGCCGCGGGCGCAGTCACCGTCTCCAGCTTCGCGGCCGCCTCGAGCTATCTGTCACTCGAGGGCATTTCCTGGCCGATTCCGTTCTGACTCGCTCATCGCCTACATCGAGCTCCAGCGCCGCGAGCAGGATGCGCCGCCCGTGCCGGCGCCGCCGCCGCCAGGCGCCGATGTGCCGGGCGCAGCCGCCGAGGTGCCGCCGGCGCAGTATCAGGCGCTGAACTGAAAAAAGTGCGGCCCCGAGGGGCCGGGAACGTTCGCGCGCTCACGCGCGCACGCCCCCCGGCCTGCCGGCCCGCGCCCTCGGGGGCGCTCCTCGGGCGGGGGCGAGACCCCCGCACCCCCCGGGCGGCGCTGGCGCCCGCCCCCGGCCCGCGCTGGACGCGCCCGGCCCGGCACCCCCACCCGCGAGGCGATCGAGGCAGGAGGGGCCGTTTCCGGGCTTTTGCGGGCGTCTTTCAATCGCGGGGGAGACGGTGGGCAGGTTCGCACCGGCTGTGCCGGCCGTCCCCAGGCGCAAGCCTGGGCCCCGCAGGGGCGCCCGAAGGGCGGGCGGGAACCTGTCCACGGTCTCGGGGGCGCGGCCCCCGGCGCCGGCGTGCTGCTGCACTGATAGATTCAAGAGGAAAACGCCGCAAACCCGCATGGTTGCTAGACCTGAGTGATCAAATTTGATCACTCGACTGATCAAATTTGATCACTCGATGCGTACGCGTACGGTCTCGGAGTGATCGCCAAAAAGAAACGCGACCTGTCAAAGTTGATAGGTCGCGTTCCATTGTTGTGATCACTCAACCATAATCGCGCCGGCAATCACTTGCAGGGGATCACGTGGGAAAGACTCTGTTTCGCGGCCAGCGGCGCCTGATCGATCAGGCGACCGGCGAGATCATCGAGACGCAGGTTGTCGAGCGCAGCGTCGCCGGCGGCGATGTGGGCTTCCATAAAATTTGGCTCGGGCACATCCTCGAGCTCGTCGAGGAGTGCGGGAACGCAAAGATGCAGGTTCTGGTTTGGCTGCTGCGCCAGGCCGACGCGCAAAATCAGATTGCCGCCTCGACGCGTCAGATTGCCGACGGATCGGGCGTCGGCATTGCGACGGCCAATCGATTGATGCGGGCGCTGCAGCGCGTCAACGTGATCACCCGCAATGGACGATATGGGCTCTGGCGACTCAATCCCGATGTGATCTTCCGCGGCGACTATCAGAAACGCATGAACGTCCTCATCCGCTACCGCGACGAATCGCAGGCCTCGCTGCCATTCGACGGGGTCGAGGAATCGGCCCCGTCGCCGACAGAGAACGTGACGCCGATCCGGCGCGCCGCGTGAAAACAGAAGGGGGCCCGCGGGCCCCCTTTCGCTTTGGGTCGACCGAGCTCCCCTAGCGGACCTGCTGCCCGGGATCGCGCTGCGACTCGATCCCGTCGGCGCACCGGCGCAGCAGTTCGGGAAGCTGCACGATCAGCGATGGCGGCCCCTGGACAGAAAACCCGCTCCCCTGCGTCCCATCGAACACGATCACGATCACGCCGCCGGCGTTCGTGAGCAGGCGCACCATCGTGCACGCGTCGTCGTATTTGCCCGGATTGTTCATGCGCTCACTGCCCGAGCGCGTCGACCGCTGCGGCGAGGACCTCGCACAGCTTGGCCCGGGCCTGCAGGGTTTCCCGGTCGAATCCGTCCCGATCGAACACGAGCGCCAGCTTGACCCATCGGGGCACGTTGGCCTCGGGCGCCGCCTCGAGATCGCCGAGCACCGCATAGGCTTTTCCGGCCAGGCGACCGGCCCGCTCCTCCTCGAAGGGGCTACCGTCCGGCGCAGAGCAGGCAAATTGGAAGGAGGCGCCCCGTAGAGCGGCCGAAAGACTGCTGTAAATCATGGTTTAAAGCTTTAAATATTGCTTGATTGCAAGGTCGATCAGATCCGACTCCGTCACCCGGGCGCCCGCGGCGACGCTGCGCTCGAGCGCGGCCCGCTTCAGCGCCTGATCGAGGGATCGATCCATGCGAATGGTTTTTGTGATCCGCTCGGGCGCCGCCGGCGTCGCCTCGGCGACGGCCGCCTGGCCGCCGCGCAGGAATTGGTCGGCCGCCGCGGCGCTGAGATCCGGCTTGCCTTTCATCGCGTCACCTCCGCAAAAACCGATTCGAGCTCGTGAATGGCGACGGCGTCGCGCCGCACCCCGTCGAGCTCGTCGACCGTCAGGCCGTCGCCGATCGCGCGCCGGTATGCCACGCGCTCGCAGATCCGGGCGTCGAGCACCTCGAGCCGCTGCTCGGCCAGATAGGCGAGCATCTCGCCCGCGTCGCGCGTGCGGGGATCCACCCGGGCGAGCAGCACGCGCAGCTGAAGCTCGGGATTGATCTCGCGCGCCACGCTGGCGATCTCGAGCAGGTCCGTTAACGCGGCCGCATCGAACGTCGACGCCCCGACCGGCACGATCGCGCGCTCGGCGAGCAGCAGCGCGCCGCGCAGGCTGGCCGAATCGCGCCCGCCCGCGTCGACGACGGTGTGCACGAAGCTGCGCGCCAGACGCCCGCCCTCGTCGAACACGGCCCGCCCCGCGAGGCAGACCGTCGTCGGGCTTTCGTTGGCCGCCGAGCCGGCTTGGATCCCCTCGCGTCGCCAGGCCGCCCAACTCGCGGCCGAGGCCTGGGGATCCCCGTCGATCAGCAAAACCGCGGGCCGGCTCGGCACGCGCGGCCCGTCGCCGAGCGCGTCCAGCACCGGCGAGCGCCGGCACAGCATCGTCGCCAGGTGCACGGCCAGCGTCGTCTTTCCGACGCCCCCCTTCGTGTTCACTACCGCTATGCGCATCGCCTGCCACCTTTCTGTAAAGCATTAAAGCTTTAAATAAAGGTTGCATTATGTATGCATGCGGCGCCCCCGCCGCGGCGCTGTCGCGCCGGCGCGTCAGCCGTTCATCGGGGGCGCGCTCACGCGCGCGGCGCCGGCCTCGAGGCGACCGAGCGCCATGCGCAGGAGCTCGGCCGGGTTGATCGGCAGACCCTCGTCAAACACCGAGACGAGCAGCGCCTGACCCGTGGGCGTCACCGCGACCAGGATGCCCCCCGGAAAGCCGGCCGCCTCGAGCAGTTGCGCCAGCGCGTGCGCCAGCACTTTTTGCAGCCGCTCGTCGGGCTGCGCGTTGTTCTCGGCCATGGTGTTGCTCACTCCTTCGGGGATTCGGGGGCGCTCGCGCCCGAGGCCGCCGGCCGGGCCGGCGCGGCGCCCGCATGCGCCGAGCAGGCCACGACGCAGCGCGGATTCATGGTGCCGCGGGGCAGGTCGGGGGGCTCGACGATCAGTGTGCAGCCGGACCAGACCAGGGCGACCGCGAGCAGGAGGAGACGACACATTGCAACGCCCTCGACGGCTTGATATCGCCGGCGAGAGTGAGCACAACCGCAGGCGAATGGATCACGCTCGACCGATCAGCAGCCACAACGGCCGTCTCCCGGCGTGCATCGTAGCAGCAGTCCCCGCGACCCGATCAATCGCTTTGCCAGTGCTCGGCGAGCAGCGCGACCTCGTCGGTTTTCTGAATCCACGTGCCGGGCTGCGCGCCTTTGTAGTTCAGGCCGTATTCGTTCGGGTCGCTCGTGTTTTGCTTCCACTGCCACCAGGCGTAGCCGACGCGCGCCTCGTCCATTTTCTCGAGCGCGCGGCGCATGTGGGCGAGATCCCGGTCGGCCTCCGTCTTGCGGCCCATTTGCTGCACGAAAATCGGCGCGCCCCGCTCGTCGCGCATGCGCACGAGATGCGCCAGGCCGGGGTCGAATTTCTCCGGGCTCGTGACGTAGCCCGAGAGCAGATTGCCCGTGTAGACGACGTCGGTTCTCTCCTCGAGAAAGGCCTCGTCGCAATACTCGATGTGGTAGCCGTTGCGCGCGCCAATCAAGACAGGCGTATCGGCGTCGACCTCGCGCACGCCCGCGATCACCTCGCGATAGAAGTCGCGCACCTGGGCCGCATACTCCGGGCCGCGGCCGTCCGCGGGCTCGGGCTGCAGTTCGAGCAGGGCGATTTTCGACAACGTGCGAAGCTTCGCCGCGGCTGCCGGCCAGACCACCTGGGCGAACACGCGCCGCATGGACGGATCGGTGAAAAAGTTATGCCCCTGCGCGCCCCACGAGCCGTAGGGATCGCAATAGCGAACCATGTCGGGATTCTGCGTGCCGGACTGGCCGCAGTTCGAATCGATGAACGGCACCGCCCACAGACCCGCCGAGGTCACGCTCGCGATCATGTCGAGCCAGTGCGCCACGTTCGAGCGGCTCAGAAAGGCGAACGCGTTGTTGTCGCGCGATTCCACGCCCGCGGGGCCGTACAGACCCCACCAGCGCAGGCAGACGCGCACGCAGTTCGCCCCCATCGCTTTCACCTGGTTGACGTCGATCGGATCGTCTTCCCCCCAGGATCCGAAGGAGGGCCCGCGCAGCAGGATCGGCCGCCCGTTGGGCTTGATCAGCTGGCCGCCGGCGCAGCGCAGGCGCGGCGGAAGCTCGTCGGCCGCCGGGGTGGCGGCGCCGCTCGGCGCCTCGGTCGAGATCATGGGAGATCCTTCCAGCAGGCGCCCTCATCGAACGGCAGGCGCCTCGGTCACGCTGCCGCCCGTCTAGCCGTCTCGCCGGGCCTTCTCCGAGTGCGGGCTGACCGCCCGCGGGTATTCGTCCGGCTCGACGAGCATCGCAATGGCGAGACTCGACACGGCCAGCGTCAGCTGGCGCTCGGCCATGTCCAGATACGTCCGGCGCCCGCCCGGCTCGACGTCGCGTGCCCGGCGAATCCCCTCGGCGAGCATGCGCGCCTGATCGAGCAACGCGTCGAGATCGGGCGCCGGCGCCTGGGCGAGCTCGGGCAGGCGCAGCAGGCGCGAGCGGGCCGAGCTCATCGCAGACCCTCGACCAGCACGACGAGACCGACGAGCGCCAGGCCGCCGACGCCGAGACCGGTCGCGGCCGCCACGAGTCGCCAGGGTGACGCCGGCGCGAGCTCGAGGCGCTCGGCCCGGCGCTGCGGCCCCTCGAGCCAATCGGCCGGGCTCGTCTCGACCTCGCGCAGGGTGCGCGCCGCGCGCGCGGTCAGGGCGTCGTGGCGCAACGCGTGGGGCGGGACATAGACCATCGGCTCGACTCCTCGACACACTGTGCGGGCATACAGCCGGGGGCCCGCCGCGCGCATCCTGCGCGAAATCGCGTCGGGGCGTCAAGTGTCCAAAGGGCCGACCCAAAAGGGCCGCGTTTTCATGCGACGGCGACAGGGGCATCCCGGGCGACTTGGCAGAACAGGCGCTCCGTCCTAAAAACGATGCCGGACCCGAGCACCCCATGTCCCCGGATTTCTCCCCCCGCCGCCCCTTGCCTGGCACCCGCTGCCGGCGCCGCGGCGAGCGTGCGCCGCGGCAAGCGCGCTGCACGCCGGGCCAGGGCCGCTCGTCGCATCAATGGTTCGCCGACGCGCAAGGCGCCGTGCCGCCTGATCACTGACCCGTCGGGCCGGGCAAGTCGCCGCACAGACGGCACCCGCCCGGCCCGGGATCAGCGTCCGAGGAAAAACAGGGTCCTCGGAACGCCAACCCACCTAACAAGCAATACCAAAAAGGAGATCACAACTATGGGCACTCTGCAGCGCCAGGGCGGAGCCGTGGGCGGCGCGCGCGCATTTCAGACGATCCGAGACCAATTGAACGCGCACCTTGTCCCATTGACCGAGCAGACGACCTCACAACGCGCCGACCGCGACTCGCGCGCGGCCGACCTGCGCGACGCGCTGCGCCTGGGGCCGGCGACCGCCGCCGAGCTCGCCGCGCGCTCGGGCATCGACTCCAAACGCATCGGGGGCATCCTCTCGAACGACGTCGCCGCCGGACGGATCCTCACGCAGCGCGACGCGCGCACGCCCAACCGGACCCTCGTCTACACGCTCGCCTCGCAGCGCAGCGCCGGGGCCCGCTCATGAAAGCCGCCGACCGCTGGTTTCCGCTGCACATCGGCGACTTCGTCGCCGGCGTGCTCGACCTGTCGCGCGCCGAGATCGGGGCCTATGTGCTGCTGCTGTTCCACCAGTGGACGTCCCACCGGCCGATTCCCGCCGACGCGCAGACGCTCGCCAATATCACGCGCAGCACGCTCGAGGAGTGGGCGGCCATGGCGCCGCGCATCCTGGCGAAATTCACCCGCGTGGCCGACGGCTGGCTGCAGCTGCGCCTGGCGAGCGAACGCGCCAAGGCCGACCAGATCACGACCCGACGCGCGGCTGCCGGCCGGGCCGGCGCCGCCGCCCACTGGCAATCCGCACAGTGGGAGGAACCCTACCTGCCAGGGCTCGAGCCTGTGGATAACTCCCCTGTCCGGCCCGCTGTCATTTCGGCAGCGCCGGCTGCCGAACTGCACAATGGCGCTGCCGAAACGGCAGGCGATATGGCAAAAGATAGCAAATCGATGGCAAACGTATACGTTCGCCATACACCTGTACCTGTACCTAAACAGGACCTCTTCGATCAGCACGCGCGGCGGACCTCGCATGTGCGCGCGCGCGTCGGGCACGCGCACGCGCACGCGCTGCGCGCCCGCGCCTGCGCGCACGAGACCCACGCCCGCGCGGCCATGCTCGCGACGTTCGCCGCCCGCGAGGCGCTGCGCCAGGAGGGCGTGCGCGTGCCGGCCTCGGATCCGACGCTCGCCGCGCTCGTCGCCGCCGGCGTGCCGCCGACCGATTTCGCGCTCACCGCCCGCCAGGCGATCGCGCGCGGCGCCGAGATCACCTCGCCCGCGGCCTGGACGCTCGCGACGATGGCAGGGCGCCTGCGCCACGCGCCCGCGCTCGAGACCCGTCCCCCGCCCGACTGGCACGCCACGCGCGCCAGCATGGACGCGCACGCGCGCACGCTCGGCCTGGCCGCCTGGGCCGACTTCGAGGCCGAGCAGGCAAGCCGCGGGATCATGCCCATCCATGCCGAATGGCTGCGCGCCGTCGAGATCGCCGACGCCGCCGCCGCGCGCGCGCAGCGCACCTCGGAGGAGGCCTGCCCGTGAGGACGGCCACCTACGCCGACCATCGGGTCGCCGACGAGGTCGCGCTCGCGCGCGAGCTCGCCTGCCAGGCGCGCGGCTGCCCGCTGCCCTGGACGATCGACACGGGCGGCTCGCGCCTGTGCTCGGCGCATGCGACGGCGCTGCCGCGCGAATGGCCGGCGATCACCGAGCGGCTGCTCTGGAAGATGGCCGACGCGGCGCAGCGCGCCGGCGCCGCCCCCGCCCCGACCGCACGCGGGCCGCTGGCCGCGGCGACGCTGCGCGCCTCGCCCGAGCAGGTCGCCGCGCTGCGCGCCACGCGCGACGAGATCGCCGGCGTGCCGACGCTCGAGCGCCTGACGCGGCGCTGGCTCGAGTTGCGCGAGCGCGAGCGCGCCGGCGAGCGCCTGACCCGCCCGCAGGCCGACGCCTGGCGTGCGGGGCTGCGCCTGGGGCCCGAGGCCGACGCCTGGGCGCCGGCCTGGTTCGAGCGCGCCCCACAATCCCGCCGCAACGACTGACCCCCGCCACCCTGACCCGAAAGGCCCGCCCGCCATGTTCGAGCTCCTCACCCCCCAGGCCGCGACGCTGGCGAGCGTGCAGCCGCGCACCGAGATGCACGGCGACGAGGAAAAGCTCGCCGTGACGCTCGCGTTCAAGATCACGACGGCCAACACCCTTCTCGACCGGCTCTCGCCGACGCTGCGAGACGCGCTGTACATGGCCGAGCCGAATCAGCTGAGTGTGCCGAGCGTCGATCCGGGCACGCCGCGGCTGCGCACCGACGCGATCCGCGTGGCCGTGCTCGATTTCTCCTTCGAGGGCTGGACGCTGGCCGTGCTGCGGCGCGTCGACGAGCGCGTCGGCGTCATCCTGCGCGCGTGCAAGGTCGACAAATTCCGCCTCGAGCCGATCGAGGGCGGCTCCGTCGTGCTGACGTTCCACGCGGGAACGAGCGCCGTCGATGCGAACCTGATCGGCGACCTCTGCGGCCAGCTCGGGCATGAGGTCTCGATCACGCTCACGGCGCCGACGATCACCGACGCGCCGGCGGCCACCGACGAGGACCTGGCCGCCCGGCGCGCGCTGCCGAAGGACAAGCGCCAGGCCACGATCGACGGGGTCGATCCGGCCAGCGCGACAGCCGAGGCGATCTTCGCGGCGCAGCACGGCCCGAAAAAGCGCGGGCGCCCGCCCTCGGCGCAGAAGGGCCACTGATGCACTTCGACCTCGAGGACGTCGCGAGCGTGCGCACCTGGGTGGCCGTGCGGCCCGACGCGCACGCCGGGCTGCTGCGCGCGCTGCTGGCGCTGCCGCTCTGGGGCCGCTGGCGCGACGTCGCGCACGACGCCCTCGAGCCGGAATCGGAATGTGCAAATTTTGGGGCCGGATTTGCAAATTCCGGCCCGCCCCGTTCCATGTGAAACAACCCGGAAAGCCGCCATGCGTCAAGACTTCGACCCCCGTCCCCATATCCACCCGCGCACGCTGCGAACGGCGATCATCGTGGCCGGCGCAACGATCGCGATCATCGTGGCCGTCTGCGTCGTGGCCGGCTGGCTGTAGCACGTGGCCGTCCAGATCCTCACCGGCGACTGTCGCGCGCTGCTGGCAACCCTGCCCGCGGGCTCGGCGCAATGCTGCGTGACGTCGCCGCCTTACTTTGGGTTGCGCGACTACGGCCACGCCGAGCAGATCGGCCTGGAGTCCTCGCCCGAGGCCTACATCGCCGCGCTCGTCCAGACGTTCCGGGCCGTGCACCAGGTGCTCGCCGACGATGGGACGCTCTGGCTCAACCTCGGCGACACCTATGCTGGCGATCGCGGCGCCGCCGGTTCTAACAATCGAGGCCTGACCGATTCGCGCCGCCGCGATAACACGCCAGTCCCCCGAAGCGATGCAAGAATCGACGGCCTGAAGGCCAAGGATCTTGTTGGCATCCCCTGGCGCGTCGCTTTCGCGCTGCAGGCCGACGGCTGGTGGCTGCGCCAAGACCTGATCTGGTCGAAACCGAACCCCATGCCCGAGAGCGTGATCGATCGGTGCACCAAAGCGCATGAGTACGTTTTCCTGCTATCGAAGGCAGCGCGCTATCTGTTCGACGCGGAGGCGATCGGCGAGGCCGCAAGCGGACGCAAGTCCGGCCGCATCGCCGAGGACAAGGCAGGCACCGATGCCGGGTTTGAGATTCGCGGCGGGTTCGCTGCGTGCGGTCAGACGGAATGGTTTTCCCGCAACCGCCGATCCGTCTGGACGATCGCGACGCAACCCTTCGACGGCGCGCACTTCGCAACGATGCCGCCCGAGCTCGCGCGCCTGTGCATCCTCGCCGGCTCGCGCCCGGGCGACACCGTGCTCGACCCCTTCGCGGGCGCCGGAACGACCGGCCTCGTCGCCGATCGGCTGCAGCGCGGGGCCGTGCTGATCGAGTTGAATCCCACCTATGCCGAGCTCGCCCGAGCCCGCTTGCAGGGTGACGCCCCTCTGTTTGCTGACGTCTGCCTGCATGGGTGACAGGATCAAGCAAATGCTCAGACTCGTTCCAATTTCATTCGAGGAGGCGAATTGCTTCGTCGAGCAGTACCACCGGCACCGAGGCGCGGTCGCCGGCGCGAAATTCTGCATTGCTGTAGCACAACGCTTTGAGATTGGCGGGCCGCAGCCCGGCTCGGCAGGCTACGGAATGCATGCGGATTCGATCGTCGGCGTGGCGATCGTTGGACGGCCGATTGCGCGCAGCCTGGACGACGGATTGACGCTCGAGGTCAATCGATGCTGCACAGACGGCACATCTAACGCGTGCTCGATGCTGTACGCGGCCGCGTGGCGTGCAGCCCGGGCATTAGGCTATGCGCGTCTCGTGACGTACACACTCAAGAGTGAGACTGGCGCATCGCTGCGGGCTGCTGGCTTTCGCGTTGTCGGCTCGGGGCAGGGCCGCAGTTGGTCCTGCCCCTCTCGGCCACGGGTTGATACGCAACCGCATCAGGCCAAACTGCGATGGGAACCGGCATGAGACTGCATGGGTGACAGGATCAGTCAAACTCTTTACGCTTCGCGTACATGGCCGGCTTCTACTCCTCGACCGAATGGGCGACGCTGCGACGCCGCGCGCTCGAGCGCGATCGGTGGCGCTGCGTGCTCTGTGGCGCGAACCTGCACGGGTTCGGACGCTCGCGCGTCGATCACATCCGCCCCCGCGACAAGGCGCCCGAGCTCGCGCTCGTGCTCGAGAACCTGCGCAGCCTGTGCCCGGCCTGCGACAACGCGCGCCACGCCGAGAAAGGAGGCGCGCCAGGCCGCGCCCTCGTCGGTGCCGACGCCTCGGGCTGGCCGACGGCCCCCGACCACCCATGGAACCGTACGCGTACCACCTCGAGGACGTCGAACGCGTACACCGTGCGCGATCCATCGGGGGCCGCCGAGGGGGGGGAGGTCGCCGCGTTACCCCTCGAGGCGCGGAGCGGGGGCCGAAGTGCGATTTACAGCGGGACGAAATGAACCCATTTTCCCCGATCTAAGTAGATTCTAATTAGATTCTCTGGAGTATCTAATATGGCAGGCAGAATCCCGAAACCCACCGTCTTGCGCCTGGTCGAATCGGGCGGAAAGATGCGCACCCGGTTCAAGGAGCGTGCGAAGCAGGAGCCGCGACCTCGAGCGGCGATCGGCGAGCCTCCCCCCTGGTTCACCCTCGACCAGCTGGAGGTCTGGTTTCGTCTCGTCGAGGCCGCGCCCGAGGGATTATTGACGGGCTGCGACCGCGAGATATTCGAGGGCTTCGTCGTATTGGCTTGCGCGCGCACGAAACTGATACAGCAATATAACGCGAGTTCGCGCGATGTTATTGCACAATCGCCCGACGACCTGAATCGGTGGATTCTCGTCGCCTCCCTGCGGGAATACAAGCGTCTTACCGAATCGCTGCGCGTGCTCGCGCATGAGCTCGGGTTCACGCCGGCGGCGCGAACGCGCGTGCTCGTCGCGCCATCCGAGGCGCCGGTCGATCCGCTCGACGAGTTCATAGGGAGATAGCAGCCGTGGCCCTTTCCTCAGATGTGCCGCGAGCCGATAAGGACGGGCATACGTTTACCGTAAATTCATCGGTGGATGAATTGTTCTCTTGTCGCCTTTCTAATTCATTAAAGGCGGAAAAGATCTATTCCGTCCGTGATTTGATTCGGTACTCCGAAGGAGAATTGCTGGAACTTTGTAATATTGGACGCTTATCGGTTAAAGAAATAAAAGAGGCTTTGAAATTTCATGGAATGACTCTAAGGGGGAGCGGAGCACCGCTGCCCGAGATGCCGCCGTGTGATTCAGATTGGGAATGTTCAATTCCGAACGTTACTTATGAAAACCTTACCCTATTAATAAGTGAAGGAGGGGTAACCATTTGCTTGACTCTGATGTTGAGTGATGTGTCAGAACTTGTTTCGAAATTACAGTGCGCAATTGCAACTGGGCTGCGCCAGAAGTGACCGTCGACACGATCGAATGCGAGACCCCGAGCGCGGACAAGGTTCGCGCGCTGCGCCTGCGCGCGTTCCTGACGCAGCGCCAGGCCGCCGAGCTCGTCGGCCTGGGCGCCGCGGCGCGCTGGAACGACTACGAAGCCGGGCGCCACGCGCTCGATCCGATTCGCTGGCTCGTGTTCCTGCTGCTGACCGACCAGCACCCCACGCACCAACTGACCCCGAGGAGCACGCATGCCTAAATCCCCGATCCGAATCGCGATTCGCGACGAGGGCGAATGGATCAACGCCTACGTGGCGCAGCGCGAAACGATGGCCGAGGCGATCCTCGTCGCCACGCTGCGAAAATCCCTGGCCGAAATGCCGGGGGGCTTCGACGCGTTCAAGGCCCATGTTGCGGCGCTGGGTCGAATCCTCGTCGAGGGCGCGCTCGGGCCGGGCTCATTCCTGGGAACGACGATCGAGACCGCACCGGAGCACGAGCGCAGCGGCCATGGCTGACCTCACCGACCGACGCCTCGAGCAGATTTTCCGGGGCTGCTGCACGCGCGCGAAATTCACCGGAGCGCACCGGCGCTTCGGCTACGCCGTCGC